TCATTAAATGACTTAAATAAAGCATATAAGAATTGGTTTAATTCTTTGTCTAAAAAGACAAAGCAAAAAATTAAATATCCAAAATTTAAAAAGAAATCAGATAAACAGTCATATCGTGATGGTATGATGAAAAAGAATATATTTGAACTTTTAGATGTTAAAAATAGAAAAATCACTGTACCTAAAATTGGTAAAATCACTTACAGGACAGGATATGATTTTAAAAAATATGGAATAACTAAAGTTTGTAATATAACATTAAAAAAAATCTAAGACAAACAAATACTATTGTTCAATTTGTTGTGAATGTAAAGAACCTGAAAAACTTAAACCAAATAATTATAAGATAGGTTTTGATTTAGGTTTGAAGGATTTTCTTATAGATTCTGACGGTATAGTAATTGACAATCCAAAATACTTTAGGAAATCACAAGAAAAACTAGCCAAAGAACAAAGAAAATTAAGTCATTGTGTTAAAGATTCTAAAAACTATAAGAAACAAAAACTTAAAGTAGCTCTATTACATGAAAAGATTAAAAATCAAAGAAAAGATTTTCAACATAAAATAAGTCATAAACTTATTAACGAAAACCAAGTTATCGTAAGTGAAGACTTAAAACCTTCCAATATGGTCAAAAACCATAAGTTAGCAAAAAGTATTTCGGATGCTAGTTTTTCTAGTTTCTGCAATATGATAGATTATAAATCCAAATGGTATGGTAGAACATATATCAAAATAGGAAGTTTCTATCCATCAAGTAAACTATGTCATTGTTGCGGATATAAAAACACTACATTGACTTTAGCTGATAGAGAATGGGAATGTCCTAAATGTCATACCCTTTTAGATAGAGATAAAAATGCCGCATTGAACATATTAGAGGAAGGATTAAAAATTTTAAATAAAACAGGGCAGGAACTGCCCGTAGAGCCTATTGATACTGGTTGCAATAGCAACCTTGAGTAGGAAGATTCCGGCTTTTAAGCCGGAATTAGTTAACAAAATTACTCGTTTTTATTATACTTAACTTATGCCAGTATTAGATGAAATAACAAAATCTCAAATTTTATTGCAATATTGTAAGCAAGCTGCACTTGGTTTGAAACATAAGAAAATTACAGCAAATGGCGTTTTAACTGAATGTCCTTTCTGTGGTTCAAAGAAATTAAAAGGAACTATTTATATCGCTAATACTAATCGTTTGTGCTATATTTGTTGGAGAACAAATTGTCCTGCACATAACGCAATTATAGCATCAAAATGGTTAGCTGAAGTAAATCCATCGTTGTATCTTGCTTATAAGAGCGATTTACACAATAAGATGACTGCAAGTGAAGATGATATTGCAAAAATGCAAGCACAATTTGCAGATGAACATAAGAAAATGTTAATTAAGCAGCAAGAAGAATTGAATGAAAAGAAAATTCTCGATAAAGCTGCTGCTAAGATTTTTATTCAGATTGATGATGGAACTGAACTTTCAAAGAAAGCAATTGAATATTGTAAGTCTCGTAAAATTCCAGAAGAAATTTGGAAGAAATTCTACATTTGTCATAAAGGAAAATATCACGATAGATTGATAATTCCGTTTTATAATAAAGCAGGCAAGATTGAGTTCTGGCAAGGACGTACTTTAATAGATCTTGATCCGAAGTACATGAATAGAATTGCTGATACTCAACTGTATAATCGTGATTTCATTGATCAAACAAAGCCAGTTGTCGTGTTAGAAGGTCCTATTGATTCGATGTTTATTGAGAATGCAGTTGCGACTTGTGGTGCAGGTTCGAGTGGTAATCTCGATTCACAATTGGCCAAGTTTAAACAGTTATATTACATTTTGGACAATGATGCAGCTGGCGTAAAAAAGGCCGGAAAACTGGTCAGAAAGCATAAAAATGTGTTCATTTGGAACAAATTTTTGAACGATTTTGGGTTAAAAGCTGCTGAAATTAAAGATGTAAATGATGTGGTATTAAAATTGAATAAAAATGAAAAGTTCACATTCAAGGAACTTCAAAACTATTTCACGAATATCACAGACGAATTTATGTGTTACTTGTAAGTTTTTTGAGCATATAATAACCTAAGCACCCCCCAGTAAGGAGGTGCTTTTGTCGTATAAATACTTTATATGACATGAGGTTATTATGTTTTTTGGTAATCCTAGACTACGTGGAACTGGTGAACACATTGAGATGACAAAAGAAGAAATGAAAGAATGGCTCAAGTGTTCTCAAGATATTTTCCATTTCGCAACATACTTTTATATTAACGCTGCTGATGGTATGCATCCAATTAAATTGCGTCCATATCAAGAGAAGATTGTTCAAACTCTAATTGCAAACGTTCCGAATAAAAACAACAGAATTATCATGCAAGGTCGTCAGTCTGGTAAGACTACTATTGCTACGTTGTATCTAACTTGGCTCGCTTTGTTCAGACAGAATAAGACAATTGCAGTTCTTGCTAACAAGGAAGCACAGGCAATTGAAATTATGTCTCGTATTAAAGATGCTTACGTTAACTTGCCTCTTTGGTTGCAGCAAGGCATTAACAAAGACGTAGGTGGTTGGACTAAAGGTTGTATCGGACTTGATAACGGTACTAAGATTTTTGCTGCAGCATCATCTTCATCGTCTATTCGTGGTAAAACGGTTGACTACATGCTCGTGGACGAATTTGCGCACCTAGATGCTAACATCGCTGAAGACTTTATGATGTCAGTTTTCCCTACTCAGGCTTCTCGTTTGGATTCTAAATTGATTTTGATTTCAACGCCTAAGGGAATGAACCACTTCTATGATATTTGGATGAAAGCTATTAACAATCAAAACTCTTTTATTCCTTGTAAGGTTCAATGGAACGAAATTGAAGGTCGTGATGATGAATGGCGCGCTAGAATGATTAAAGATAACGGTCCAGTGTTCTTCGCACAGGAATATGCATGCTTACATGGTAACGAAGAAGTAGAAATTCAGCATCCAGATGGAGCAATAGAAAAAATCAAGATCAAAGATTTGTATCACAATTTAGAGTATGCTATTTAGAGTATGAAGCCTATCACTCACTAAAGATGGGTGATTTTTCAGCGTGACAAGCAGTCAAACTGCTTGTTATGACTGATTCCTGCTCAAGGTTGTTATCACAACCAGTATCAACAGGCTTTGACGATTTATCGTCTCCCGACCTTCCATCGGTATTTCTACTCAAAATTTTAAGACCTTCTTGAAGTATGTTAATCGCAGCATTTTCATCTCTATCTAAGTATGTACCACACTCAGGACAAGTCCAGAACCTTTCTTCTAGCGTTAAACCTTTATACTTGAATCCACAACAATGGCATAATTTAGATGATGGAAAGAAAGTACTAATCTTTACATATTGTCTATGTTGTTCAGAAGCTTTGTATGCTATCATATTACAGAAACTACCAAAAGAAGCGTCTGAAATACTTTTAGCTAACTTATGATTCTTTAACATACCTTTAACATTTAGGTCTTCAGAAACAATGACTTGGTTTTCGTTCACTATTTTCCTTGACCATTTATGTTGAAAGTCTTTTCTTTGGTTTCTTATTTTTTCATGTAGTTTAGCAAGTTTTAAATTAACTTTCTTGTAATTTTTACTAAACTTCTTACATTTAGATAATTGTCTTTGTGTTTTCTTTATTCTATATTCAGTCTTTCTGTAATACTTAGGATTTTCTATGACTTCACCTGTATCAAATATAGCAAAGTCTTTAATTCCGAGGTCAAACCCACACGCTTCAAACTTAGGTTCTATATAGTCTGTCTCACGAAGTTCACAGCAAAGACTGGCAAAATACTTGTTAGTAGGAGTTTTCTTAATCGTTATGTTATAGATATGAACTTTAGACCAATCTATTTTATTATAGTTCTTGAATTTAACTGAACCTAACTTAGGAACTTTGATGTGTTCATAGTCTTCAATTCTTACGTCATAGCTCTTACTAGTCTTTGTAGCAGCAATTCTGAATGAATCCTTTTGTCCTTTCTTATGAAACTTAGGAAATTTAGCTTCTTGTTTAGTTTTCTTTTTAATAGAATTAAAGAAGTTGTTGAAAGCTGTCATACAGTCCATATAGGAATTAGCAAGTGCTTGACTTGGTACTTTTGTAAGGAACTTCCATTCTTCTTTAAAACTCTTCAAATTTGGATTAAAACTTAACTTATAGTCTTCCCATAGTTCTTTCTTTAAAGCTAGAACATGATTATATACGAAACGAGAACAACCTATAGTTTTGTCTATAAGAACTCTTTGTTCTTTACTTGGATATAATCGTACTTCTAGTCCTTTTTTCATATTAAAAATCCTATCAGTAGGGTCAGTACTAATAGGATTTTAGACTATTTCTAGTCATTTAATTTCTACCTATTATTAGAATCTGACCCATTCTAACAATTTCTATATTAATATTATATTTATATAAGTTTCATTTTAAATTTTGTATATTTAGTCGCTATCAATATAACAGGTCTTTAGCATGTAATTTTTCAGCGACATTGTATAAATACAATAGTAAAAAGGTTTAACTTATGGCAGAAGAAGCAGAAAAGAATAATCAAATTTACATTTTAGACAATGATAAGTTAAAAAAACAAATTGATGATTTGTTTTTTAAGTGGTTTGATAGAGATTACAAAATTTTAGCACACAAGGATGAATCATTCTCAGCTAATGAATCCCTTGATACTTTAACGAATATAGTTAAACGTATTCGTGTTATAGCTTCTGATGAAGCTAATAAGGCAAATAAACCTTTGGTTGACTTAGGCGTTGCACTTGAAGATTTCATCTTACGTGGAAACGCTGAGTCAGCTCTTGATATTTTACGTGGACGTTCAAGAGAAGATCACATTTCGAAAGTAATGTGGTTAATTAACGTTACTACTACTGTAGGTGTTCTTGGTAGAGAACTTAAAGAAGGTGAAACTTCTGCAAAGCCTTTAGACAAAGGTCCTTTAAAGAAATTAAATGTTTCTGCTAAAAACGTTGAACAGTTTATAATTCCTGTTCAAAATAGCCCTGAAATGAAGACTCCTTCCAAGTTCATTGGAAATGTTCTTCCTTCTAAGTTTGCAGCTGTTGCAAAACATGCTAACTTAGCAAAGAGTGCAGCAAGACGTTCAGCATTCACTGGTATGGAATACCACAATACTGCAACTATGGACTCTATCTACCACGATCTTGGCGAAGCACTTGTATTCATTAGCACTGACTTCTTTGTAGAAGCAAACAATGCTATTACTGATAATGGTCGTAGAAATGCTGCAGGAAAAGCAAAAGATTACGACTTCAAGAATCTTTCTGAAAAAGAACATGCAAAGTTGATGGAAACTATGCATGCTGCATTTAGAAAGTATGCCAACTACACTATCGAATTGAACTTGTTGAGTAATATCAATGATAAGTTAGTCATTGACTCCGCAATATGTGCTTTTTATGATTACATGGACGATAATGTAAAAGACAGAAGTGGATTTAATGAAGAACAACTTAGAAGCTTGCCAAACGCATTAGATTTCGCTAAGAAATTCCCAAATGAATACAATACTGCTTACAATAGATATTTGAACCATTTCATGAATGGTTTGTCTGATGCTATTAAGCATGAACAAGAAGCAGTAAAGAAAGAGTGGTTTGAAAACAAAATCACTGGTGAAAGAGTATTTAGACGTGGTCGTTTAGCAGGTCATGGTAACAAGTTCATGCATACTGCACCAATGGAATGGCTTGATAACAAGTTGAAAGAAAAACACGGACTTATCTGGTTACTTCCAAAACTTGGTATGACAACTCTAAAAATTCTTACAAATCCTACATTGCATAAACTTCGTAAGAAACTTACTGGAACTCTGTTTGCAGCATTACGCGCATTTGCGACAGGTGTTAAAGAAAACATGGATAAAGCTGGACGTTCTACTGAAGTTACATACGAAGATGTAATTAAGGCTATAAACGCAGGTAAAGAAAAGCTTAAAAAGATTCACAACGAAAAGATTGTTACAACTAATGAAAGTGTTCAGCTAACTGAAAGCGAAGACAGTGATGTTGATGATGATGTTTCATTTGATGAACCACGTTCTAGAATTGAACATGACGAAAAGAATGGTCCACTATATGATTTAGCAGATAAGATCGAGACTGTTGCTGAATACTCTAAGAAAGCTGCAAGTGATGAAGCAGTTAAAGAAGATATTAAGAAGTTTGAAAACGCAAATTCACAGTTAAAGCAGGAATTCTTAACTGACGAATTTATTCAAATTTTGAATACTTTGAAGAATACAGATACTGAAAATGCAGATGATTCAGATATTTTAAAAGCATTGCGTGATAAATTCTCTGGAAGCGATTTTGTTTCAGAGTTGGATTCTGATGGCATTACTATTTTGCTTTATGTAGTATTACCTGCATACGAAGATTATACTGAAGCAATTTCAAATTATAAAATGAAGAAAGATGAACGTGAAGAAATGGATTCATCTAATGCAAAACACGCAAAAGATTCAGATAGTACAATCAATGTAGGTGAACAATCTGTTAAGATTTGTGAAGAAGTTTATGAAGTTTTGAACAAGTACATTGCACGACAATGGAATTTGCTTGCTTTACACTCTGAACACAAAACAATGCCACTATGTGCTAAGTATATTACTATCGACTTAGATAAGCCTATTAGTGATTCTACTTCTCCTAAAGCTCAAGCTAAGACTGAATCAGTTCTTGGTCGTTCATTGAGTGACTGGTTAAATGAAGTAATTGAATACGATACATCTGCAGATGAACAAAGCGAAGAAGTTGATAAAGAAAAAGAAAAACGTGCTCGTGATTCTCGTAATCATGCAAATAAAGAAAATAGTAAGACTACTGATTATCCAATCAAGTACAATGGTAAGTATCGTTACCACGGTATTGAACTTGTTGCTTCTTCTACAGATGAAACTAAGAATGGATTTGGCATTTTCGCAGAACGTTTAATTAAGATTGCTAAGCCAGTTGTCGAATTTAAAGACTTCGTAGAAACATTAGGAAATGAATCTCAGAATAAGACTTTCAATAATGACATGAAAGACTTTAAAGGAAGTAAATCTAGAATCGTAAATCCTCTTGAAGCAACATTCGTTTCTGCAGATGAATTACTATCTGAAGATATCGTTAACAAGGCTATTAAACACGCTGATGCTGCTACTGATAAAATTGGTGACTTTGCAAAGACAGGTATTAACAAACTTGGCCAATACACTGGTACGGGACTTGGTAAGTTGGTACACGGTATCACACATACAGGTACTAAAGAAAAAGATAAAGAAATGGCTAAGACTATTGACGATCTTGGTAACTACAAGGTTGATTTGCTATACTCTTATAGCAGAAAACTAAAGCTTTCATACTTAAATGAAGGCGCTAAGATCGTAGCAAGTAATATCTTGACTGAATCTGCAAGAAAAGAATTCAGTAATATTACAAAACTTGCTGAAGCATTGCATACTGCAAACTTTGCAAATTCTCGTTCTATCAAAGCTATTGCTAATGCACTTTCAGCATTTAAATCTGCTATGTCAAGTGTAAGTTTCAAGCCATGTAAAGCAGTTATTAACTATAAGATTGCAAATCTGATGAATGAAGGAAAGTTGAATGATACAACTGATCTTCACTTCGGTGTGATTAAAGGCTTGTATATTTCAAATTGGGAAGGTGTTCGCGAATACTCTCGCGAAATGACTACTGACGAATTGAAAGATGCTATAGCAAAGGGCGATGTTGAAAGAGAAAAGCTTGCACCTGAAGAACAGAATAAGTTAAAGAAAGACGAAAAAGAACAGGAAGAAAAACAGAAAAAAGCAGATGCAATTGCTCAAGCACGTCAGCAAGTTGAAGATAACAACAAGCGTCGTGAAGCTAATGCTGAAGCTGTTAGAAAAGCACAGGAAAGTGGTGAAGCTGAACGTCTAAAGAAAGAACACGACAAAGAAACTCTTGAACATCTTGCAGATTCTACGAATGTTAAACTTGACGGATTATACACTTTGTTTGAACAAATAAATAATACTATAGATTGGAAGGAATATCTAAATGGATAATTCATCATTTGCAAGCATTCTACATGAAAATGTGCAATTACACGAAGATATGTTATCTTTGTTGAAGACTGCTGCTGAAGAAAAGAAGAAGAAAGCTGCTGTCGCACCTGAAAATAACAGAGCACCTAAATCTGCATTAAATTTGAATAGTCCTATTCCTGCTCCTGCAGATTCGATGGATGGCGACGGTACTACGCTAGAACCAATTTCGAATAGTAGTTTGATTGACACAGATAATGCGCCAGCGCAAAGAAACACGAATGGCTCAAAATTGTATAATCAATTAGCTCCTGAAGTTTCAGTTGCTAACTCTGTTATTACTGCAATTTACAACTCATTTGTAAACAACTGTGATAACAACAAGAAGATGAAAGATTACTTCAGCATGGTTAAGAGCTGGGAACAACAGATTAGAGGTGCATGTAAGCAAGTTATGTCGATTATTGAAGCAAGTAATTTCGACACTACAAATACAGCAATCTGTTCTCCTAAAGCATATAAAACGATTGTTAATTACAACTCTCGTGATAGATCTGCTATAGACCTTGCTGCTGCGATCATTATCTTCAGAAATAGTCTAAAAAGAGATTAAACATTTTATTATACTTTATTTAGTGAGTACTTTGATTAAAAAATCGTATGTAAAACTGCAGTATAAATCTACTGCAATTGCTTTATCAGAAGTTACACCGTTATTCATTTTCTACTACAATCGCTATAGCAAAGATAAATTTCGGTGAAATGAATTTGGATAATTGTCTTGATGTTGCACAAAAAATAAATGCTGCATTGAGTGAAGATGAATTCGTACAGAAGTTGTATGAAATTGGTGCTTTGAAATTAACTGCAGAAAATAAACCTGCGGCCGGTCTTCTAAATCATACATTGTATTCAGAACAGATTCTTGGATATGATGAAAAGTCTATTAAAGACAATTGGTTATGGTATAAGCTCAAATCTGGAATTCTAACTTATAAACGTCTTACAGAAACTTACGATAATATTCAAAACATTGTTTGGACTGCTTCAATTACAAATAGTAAAACTGTTGCAGATTTCAAGATAATTCTTCCAAATGAAGTAAAAGATATTTCAATCAAGCAGTACTCTACTAGTCATTCATACATTTGCACAAAAGAATTAGCAGGTTATCATTTGCTTTTCGAAGAAGAAGTTGTAGATGGAATTCAAAAGACATCTAGACGTCAGTTGTATGAATTAGTTTCGACTGTATTAAATGATCAATTTAACAGATTATCTACACGTGACATGATGACAAAAATTGGCGAGGCAATTGTAAATAATAACGAAATTATTACAAATACGCTCGCCAATATGATTATACACAAAGATTACGTTGAAAATTCAAATCTTATCGTGTATAACACATGCTATAGATATTGTAGAGATATTACAAGTTTGTTGATTAAATTAGCAAACTCATTTAAGAATGTTAAGAAATCGATTTATTTTGAAGATCAGAAAACGATGACGATTGAACATCAGTATGATGACGATCATTTAGCTGAGTATATTCTAAAGTATAAACCAAGATCGAAAACATTTGTGTTTTACGTTAAGCTATGATTTTTCTTATCTGACGATATAAAATATAAATAAAAATTTTGAACTGTGAAAGTTGCAGTTTTTCGAAAAAATGTACAAATTCGTTTTGTACATTTTTATTATTATTAAATCATGAATAAATTTATTAGACGGAATGCGTGAAAAAGTTTTACTTATTGACGCAGCAAATATGTACATGCGTTGTCTGCATGTAATCCCATACGATCCTACAGATAATTTCTATATGGCGTACAATGGATTACTCATGCAGATGTTTAAGAACGCTTTATTGCAATTTAATGGCATTGACAGAGTTGTGTTCTGCCAAGAAGGTTTTAACAATTGGCGTAAGCAAGAATATTCTCTTTACAAAGCAAATAGAGTAGAAAAGAGAGAAGCTTCTGAAGTGGATTTTGATGCGTTCTACAAGAATTTGAATGCATTTATTCATGATTTTCAAGGCATTGCTAAGAATTTTCAATTCTTGCAGGTTCCAAATTGTGAAGCAGATGATTTGATTGCAGTTATTACAAAATATAAGCAGAATTGCGATATCATTGCATTATCGTCTGATAGAGATTTTTATCAGTTGTACAAGTACAAGAATTACAAGCAGTGGCATCCAATTAAGAAACAGTTTATTGAAGTTGTAAATCCTGTCAATTACTTAACTGCGAAGATTATTACAGGTGATGATGGTGACAATGTTCCTCGTATTTCAGGATTGAAATATCGTCAAGGTCCTAAGTTTATCGAAAACAAGATTATTCCAAATTTGGATGCTTGGCTAGATGAAAATAAGTGTCGTGATGAATGGGAACGAAATTATAAATTGATTGCATTTGATGCAATTCCAGAAGAACATTGCAATTCTATCATTAAAGAATTCGACTCTTGGGAAAAAGGAAAGTTTGATGCAAGAGGCTTCTACAATTTTATGTTTACTCACAAACTACAAAATCAAATAGATTTTATCACAGATTTTGTTAACGCTTTTTCAAAGGTCTAAATTTTATTATACTATCATTATGAATGTAATTGAAGAATTATGGACAGCATTTAGTGATATTTACTTTGAGCCAATATCTCACAAGTATACAGATTCACTAGGAACAAAATACACATCTGTTACTACTTTCATTCATCAATTTAAAGACGATGTGTTCGATAGCAGAGCTAAAGCTGAAGAGTGTGTCAAAAAGCCAAAATACAAAGGCGAAACAGTTGAAAGTCTTATGACAAAATGGCGACTTGCAGGTGATTATGCTTGCACTTTAGGAACTGAAATACATTCAGTAATGGAAAATTTGTGGCAGTGTAAAGACTACAATGGTAATAGAGAATTGATGTCGAAATTTGAAGGAATGTGTGAAGATTTCGATGAAAGAAAAGTTTATTGTTTAGAGTTATACAAGAAACTTAAAAAATTCTACATTCCTATCAAGAGTGAATTTATCGTTAATGATGTTGATAATGGTCTTTGTGGAACAATTGACTTCTTGGCATACAATAAAGTTAAGAAGTGTTATTCAATTTTAGACTGGAAGACATCAAAAGAATTTAACACATTCAATCAATACAATAAAGCAAAATTGTTAGCGCCGTTTAGTCAATTTGATGCTTGTAATGTTAACGAATATTCAATTCAATTGTCAACTTATGCATGGATTTTAGAAAAGCATACATCATTGAAAATTGGTGAGATGGTTTTGTTCCAAATTCCAAAGAAATCTACAGCGCCTTCAATTGCAGTTTGCAATGATATGCGTCCATATCTAAATAAGCTACTAAAGTAGAGGAAATATGAAATCTTTTAATAATGAAACAGCTTTGATTGACATGCTGATGTCTCAATTAGAGTTTCAGCGTCAATTATTAAATAAAAGAAATCTTACTGCACCAGACGATGTTAAGATTACTACAACAAAGAAACTAGAAGTAGCGTGTTATCATGCTACTTGTACGAATGTAGAATTAGCAGAATTTGTTGAACAACTTAAAGAAGATAAACACGTAATTACGCAAGACGTATTGTTAGAACTTACTGATGCATTTACATTCTTGTTAAATCAGTTACTTTACATTAACATTCTTCCGACAAAAACATTGGACTACTATCGTGAAGCAGCAAAAGAAAGATTCGAACAAAAGCGAGCATTTTCTTATACAGAACTTACTGGATTGTTTAATTTGGCGATTGGCGAGCTCTACCATAAAACACGTTATAAAACTTGGAAAATTTATTCTGAATTAGACTATAACTTTTACAAACTAATTCCATTGGTTGATGAAGTTTTGACAGTCTTTATGATGTTTTATGTCAAAGCAGATATTTCATCTGAAAAGATCTATAAGTTGTTCTATCAGAAACATGCTATAAATATCGATCGTCAGAAAATTGGTGGAAAATACGAAACTATTTAATTGCAAAGAATTTATTATAATTTAAAAGAAAGAAACAAATTTGAGGATTAAAAAATGAAAACACATGATTTAAACTATGACTTTAATTTCGTAGAAACATTGGCTACACTTTCGCCAATTAGCCCACAGCGGAGCTGGTGGTGTTATCATCGCTAAGACAGATGAAGAAAAGAAACTTTTCGTTACATCAAATACAAGTGATCAGAGTGTTTTTTACACTGTTTCAACTGATGTAGCAAAATTTAATTTCTCTGGTAAGAAATTTGCAATTCTTTCTTATGATAACTTTAGAAGATATTTCAATTCTTGTCAGGTTTCTACAAAGGATAACTCTGGTTTGCCAATCTTGAAGACTGTCAATGATGATGAAGGCGAACCAGTGACAGTAAAGGTTGAACAGCCTTTGCTGAATGCAAAACTTTCTCATACTTTGGCAATGACTGATTGTATGATTAAGCCTTCTTTGTATGATGAAGCAAATGATTCGTTCTTCGCAATTGATGTTAACAATGAATCTGCTAAGTTTGCATTGAGTTCTGAACAAATGAACTATTTGCAGAAGATGATTGGTACAATTGGTGCAACAAATATCAAGTTCAAGGTTGATAACAGTATTTGCACAATTACTTTGTACAATCCAAAAACTTTTGACGTATTTTCTCAGAGCTATGCAGTAACTTGCGATCCAGCTGAACAATTTGAAGTTTCAATTGCAGTTTATAGCTTTGGTCTTCTTCCAACAGCAAGTTATAATATCACTATTGATAAAGAAGGAATATTGCACTTTGCTCAGGATAGAGCAGACGATATTTCTGTAAATCTTTACATTATGACTCTTGCTTAATGAGGTGATATGAATACAGATATTAAAGATGTAGAAGCAGCATTGGCTGAGGAAGAAGAACTTATTGATTTGAAGAATACTGATCCGATGGTCATTATGAAGCTTGCAGCTGAAGGAATGGGTTTTGTTCTTAACGATCCAAAGCCTAACTGTAAGAAGTGTCATGGTCGTGGTTATCTTGGGCGTAAAGCAGATACAAGTGAACCAATTCCATGTACTTGCATTTATCCAAAAGAAACTAGACAGGCTGGTGGACCAGTAATTTATAGACCTCGTAACAGAAGGGAACGTCGACATGGCATCTAATTTTGCCAAATTGATTTGGGTTGAAAAGTATAAACCTTTGCATGTTAAAGACCTCATTATGCCAACACCGTTTGTAAATTATTTTACAACGATGTTGAAATCTGGTGCAGCAAATAACTTGTTATTGTGCTCACCAGAACCTGGTACAGGTAAAACTACTATTGCAGAAGCTATTGCAAATGATTTAAATGCAGATTTTTTAAAGATTAACGCATCTTCTGATAATGGTATTGCAATGGCAAGAGAACAGATTGCGCAATTTGCTGCAACTCGTTCTTTTAAGAAGACTACAAAGATCGTTCTTTTGGACGAAGCTGATGGTCTTTCTCCTGCTGCACAAGAAGCATTAAGAGGATATATCGAACAGTTTGCAAAGACTTGTAGATTTATTCTTACTTGTAACTATTTGTACAAGATTATTAAGCCTTTGAGAGAAGGTAGAACTCAGTATTTTGACTTCAATATGTCAAAGCCTGAATTTAAGCAAGAAATGATGCCTAAAATATATGCAAGATTGTCAGGTATCTTAAAGCATGAAAAAGTTGAATACGATGAAGATGTTTTGCCAGAATTGATCGAATCTTGTTATCCTTCAATTCGTAAGTTGATTACTTTGTGTCAAAAGTATTCAACAATGTATGGTAAGATTGATAAGGGTATTCTTCAGTTCAAGGCAATTGGTTCAGAATTTGACGATTTAGTTAAGAATAAGAAACTTACTGAAGCTAGAAACTACATTATTGCAAATGGTTTTTCACCAGCAGATGTTTTCAAACATTTGTTAGATGAATATGTTCCTCAAATGAATAATAAATATAGAGCACAAGCAATCATGATACTTGGTCAATGGGAACCACAATGTGCATTCTCAGCATTACCTGATTTGATGGTAGCATGTGCAATACTTGATATTATGAATTTGGAGATCTGATGCTTGACAACTTGAAAATGTCAGCAGAACAATTTATACTCGGACTCAAACACGGCGTGTACGTGTTTGTTTCTGATTCTTGTGAATTTTGTACAGAATATGCAAAATCACTTGAACTTGTAGAAAATTGTCATCTGCGTATTGTAGAATGTGCTACAGAAGCTGATAAGTCAGCAATCTATCAAATGACTGGTAGAACTGTGTTGCCACTTACTACAGCTTGGTACGATAATGAACTTCAATGGGTAGCACCTGGACAACTTTATTATGAAGAAGAAAATTCTGATCCACCTGCACCTGAAGATTGGACTATCAATAAAGTCGTTAAGTATTTGAAAGAAACTTTTGGTGATAAACCTTTGACGCCAGAAGAAGTAGTAGAAAGAGTTAACATGATTAGAAAATATTGTGCTCCTGCTTACTACGTATTTCCTCCTAATACACCAGATGATGTTAAGAAAAAGGCTTTTGAAAAAGCATTTGAACACAATGAAATGCCAGTCGATGTAGATACAATTATTGCAATTGATAGATTATCTGACAAAGATAAATACATCATGCTAAGATCCAATTACGCATACTTCAAATTGGTCATTTTTGATATTGCAAAGACTTCTGTTTATTCAGATATTGCAAATCAGTTGATTGCTGATTATTTTGACAATAAGAGAAAAACTGCTAGTTTTGAGATGAGGGATTTATGATTGAAATAGTTGCTACTACAGAAAAGAAAAATACAATCTTAGAAAATTTACATTACATTCACAATACGCAAAAGCTTGATAGCATG